GCCCGTACCGTAGCCGCCCAAGCCGTAACCCGTCCCAACCGCAGCCGGACCTAGCGCGATATAATATAACAACTCCGCATTACCGCCGTTCATCGAGGCGGACGTGCTGGACGTGGCCTGGTTGTTGCCAGAAATATCGAAGTCGTTGGCGTCAGGCACCGTGTTGACATTGTAGATGCCCTGGATCTTGACCCCTCCAACCGTGGTTGCGATCGGGAAATCAAAGGAATCCCCAACCGATTGACCGTGAGTCGTCAACCCAACCAGCACCGTTGAACTGCCGTTCGTGGTAGTGAACAGCGGCACCGAGCCGGTATTGTTGGCCGTAGAGGTGGCGTTTGACGCTGCCGTTATTTGATAACTATTCGTGCCGGTTACTTGCACGATCGGGAAAACGCCCTGTAACACCAGCCCGCCGACCGCAATCGGTGTATTGAAGAACACGGCGTCAAACGTCGTGACGTTGGCAATATTAGGATCAACGATAGTAACAGTAGGGGTATTGATGATGGTCGAAAAGTTCGGCGCGAAGTCTGAAACCAACGTCTGCGGCGTGATGTTCTGCAGCGTTCCGTTGGTGATAACGTCGAGCTGTGTAGTAGTCCCAACCGCTAGATGATCGATCGCGTTCAGATCGGCCCAGCCGTGCAACGCCTTTGGCGTGCCAGAAAGATTGAACGGATAGAACTTGCTCCAACCGCCCAATTTCTGCGGCAACCTGTCCCTGAACCTGATCAGGTTGCACGATGAAATGCCGGACTGGTTCAGGGTAGGTGTGAGGTCTGCATTGACGCCCGGAACCAGTTTAAGCGTTACCTCGGGCATTTATGCCGCGCGAATAACACAAATGCCGGTGACGATAGACGGCTGGACGTTAGTATGAAGCAGTCCGCCACCCGTGTTTTGAGTTGAAATTCCAGTTGTCGCAGATTGAATGGGGTTTGTACCCGAAAATGTGGTGACACCGTTGGTGCCGCCGATCAGAAAGGGTGCGCTAGTGTTAGGAGCGTTACCAGTACTCGGCACAAATGTATGAGTATGACCTGGATCAGTGACGCCGTGATTATGGGCAGGAATTTGATTCGAAGTTAGCGTAACAGACTGGTTATCCGCCGCCGCACCCAATGTCTGGCCATTGATGCCTGATCCCGCAGATGTAATGCCTGTTCCCGTGCCGACATAAGGAATTCCCATGCGGCCACGGCGATCCGGTACACCAAATGTGGTAATGCCATTGCCGCCAAAATTCCCCTGAAATCTGGCCCCCAAGTATGGATAGGTCGAGAAGTTATAAATCGATCCGTCCGCCAACACGTAAGGCGGCACAGTACACGCCGTTACCCATGCAGGCATGGCTATTAAGCCGTCCCACATCTCTTCGTGACCAATGCGACCCAGATTGACGAACTTGACGTTAGTTCCGTCGTTGTAAAGATGCTGAACTTCGCCCTGATCGACCGCAATAACTTGGCCACTACCGATAGCGCGGAATGACAACACGAACGCGCCGGTCGTCAGATTCTCGCAGATGTAATAGCCGGGTACAGGCAGCGTGACCTGAACGGGTGCCGACATTGTACCTGTGAACTTGATGACGGCGTTTTGAGATTGTACCGGGCCGCCGCCTGAACTTGGCGTGAAGCCAGCTGGCGAGGTCAGCACAACAGGCGCATTGCTAACGCTGATCGTCTGGACACCGCCGAAATAGCCGTCCAGCGCCGACATATCTGGGTTGATGGCAGCCGTGCCCCATGTGCCCACGAGATCCCCGGTATTTGGTATTACTAGCCCGATATTGACGGTCGTTGGTTCGGTCATTTCAACCCATTAAAAAAGCCCCTTGCGGGGCTGTTATCTCGTTGGTGTGGCGATCGGCGTTGGTTGCAAACTGCCCCACGCACCGGAGGCGTATTTCTTGCGCATTTCTTCGACGTTGGCAGAAGAGAACAACTTGCCGTATTGTGATTCCCAAGAAACTGCCATTTCAGGGTTATCAGACTGCGCGCCAAAATTCTGCTGATAGCCGGTCATGAACACCATCGTCGCGGCAAACCACAGATCGGGAAGATACAAAGTCAAAAATGTCGAGGTATTAGTCGCGCTTAACGGCGTCGGTCGGATCGTGCCAATCACTTCGATCGTGTAATTGCCATCCGGCCACGCCGGCCCGACAATCAACGTCTGGTCGGTGATCATGGCGTAGTTAGCTGGAGGACCCGTATATGAAGGGTTACCGCCGATGCTGTCCAGCATGTCACGAGATGCAGGTATTAACTGAACACGGGTGCCAGAGTCCGGCGTTGTCGTCCCGGCAGGCGTAATCAAGTTAAGCCCGTTGGTGACGACAAATCGACCGATATTCGAAGGTAAAGTGTAGTTACGATTTCCCGCCGTCAACGCCGACGAGTCACGCGTAACCGTGGTCAGCAAGTCCAATTCGCGGTAGAGCCGCTGTTCCGCATAGTCGATACATGACGGCAGGATCAGCGGGAAGTTTGGATCAAGCGAGTTGATAACGAGTTCAGTTTGAAGGGCCGTGACCCATGTAGCATAGGTGTAACTCACTGCGCCTTGTCTTCCTCTTTCTTGGCGTCCTCGGCCGCCTTCAACTTAGCATTGACCCTTGCCAATTCGGCATTCGTCGCCGTCAACTGGTCCTGCAAAGTCCCAGCTTTAACATCCGCCGTAGCCGCCGCATCCATCGCACTATTGCGTTGTGCCTGGAGAGCCGAAATAACCTTCTGCATAAACCCGACATCCGGCGCCGTTTGCGCCAAGGATGGGGTAGAAATCAGCAAAGTTAGTGCAACAATTGTCTTCTTCATTTCAGTGCTCCTTAGTTGAAATTAGTGGCAAAGCCACTATACGAATTATTCGGGCCAATATTGGTGCCCGTCGCAACTGCACTCACGTTGATGCCTATCCCACCCACCGTGCTCGCAAGCCTCATGTCTGAAATCGTGACGTTGTGAGCTGCACCGAGATAAATGCACTCGTTAAAGTTCACGGACCCAGCGATTGCCTGTATTTGTCCCGGCCCGATGGTTGCGCCATCGCATGCCTCAAAATATATCGCCGCCCCAGACGAAACGAACCCGGAATTGTTGGTCAGTTTGAGCATGTCAAAGTTTGACATCTCGATTTCGAAATTCTGAAAAATTGGTTTAGTCGCGTTCTGAATAACCCAGCCACCCAGAGACGTGCTGTTGGTGCCGTCTAAGTGGAAACTGCCAGCGCCGGGAACCTGCAACAGATAAAGCCCGTAAGACGTGCCAGTCATCAGGCCGTCCCTGATGCGGATCGAATCCCCGACATTCTGCAACATGATGCATGAATTAGGACTTGGACCATCAACCGTTAATTGTACGCGCTCAAACTCAGCTTGCGATAGACCTGCTCCTGTCGCCGACCCATTAACCCAGATACCGTGCATTAACGGACTTACCGGAGCGATAATGTCCGCGATCCGCAAGCCCGGCAGATAGGTATTCGCCGCTGCCGTGGTGTCGATATTGAACCAACTCCGCGCGCCCGTCGCCGTTAATTTCATCCCCTCGAAAGAGAAATCTCGCAATGTTTGACCGGCTGGAATAGCAAGGTGAAATAAATCAGTGTTTGGCGGTAGCACACCAGTAAACTGCGTAGCGTCTCCTTCGCCCACAATGTTGATAGGCTTCGTGATCGTGAAGCCATTAGAAACCGTATAATTAAATGCACCGGGGCACATTTCCCCCCCGGAAGGGGTCGCATCAATCGCAGCTTGGACTGCCGCTGTGCTATCGTGCCCCACAGTGCCAGCCTGCGGATCAAACTGCTGTGGCGTTATCACGGATAACCGTAAATCTTAATCACGCCGCTTGTGATGTTGCCGGCCGAAAATAAGAATTGAAATCCATCAACCACCCCGGCCGTGTTCCAATAACCGGAAGACGTCAAGGGCGCCGCTGTGCCGGAAGACTGTTGCGCCATCAAGGCCGTGATCTGATGAATGCCAGAACCGGACGGGTTATGAATTCTGACCACGCCACTCAAGGCAGCGCCAGAGTTTGCCTGATTGATCGCAAGTTGAACAAAGGTGGTCGAATTGGTCGAAGCAATCGCAGTTCCGTTCGGAACGAACGCTGTTCCCAGATATCCAGTGGACTTGAAAGCGCCACCGCTATGGACCTGTAGCTCACCATTGACTGTATTGGACGCGGGCAATAAATCCTCAAACACCAGCTCGTACATCGAATAAGTGCTGGTCAGGGATGTCGTGTCGCTCAACGTAGCCGAGTTGGAAGCCGTCAATGTATTGAGCAATATCGGCGTGTTAATGGCTGCAATCGTCGCGTTCGTGGTGCCGGTGATCGCAATACCAGTGCCAGCAGTTAATACCGAAGCGACGTTGATGCCCTGCACAACCGTGGCAGAAGTCCATTGCGCCAACTGATTTGCGGAGGGACTTCCGCTT